ATGCTCTCTAGGCTTGGCTTTTCTTCGGCACTGCCTTCTTCGCCGCGTCGGACAGTGCCTTGAATTTTTTTGTGCTGATGCAGGAAGCCGCGATGGCAGGAATCAGCTCCTCCAGCACATCGTCCAGAGGAAACTGTGAGAATTCCCGGTACCAGACCTCCGGCTCTGCGATATCCTTATCTGCATTCTTCGCAAGTGCCCAGATTAGCTGAAGACCGTCTGTCATATTAAGCTCTGCAAGGATATCCGTCAGAAGATCCAGATCCGCTGTCGTAAGTTCCTGTCCTGCGTTTTCAAAGAGCGGAACCGCCGCTTTGATGGCAGGCATCACCAGTTCCAGAGGGTCTCTTCCGAACTGGGTGCGGTAGACGAACATCCACGAGAGGGCGGTGTCAAACTTTACATTCTGATCTTCAATCGTTATGGTCTTGATCATGCGTTACCTCCTTACGAGCTGGTCTTTGCGCTGGATGTCGTGGATGTGGTCGTAACCGGCTCATACGGCGTGGTTCCGTACCATGCAGAATATGCAGAAGATGACGGGTCTGCTACGCTTGCTTTGACATAGCTGTTGTCGAGCCTTGGCATTGCAGTGATGGAAATTTCCTGCGTGTTTGGCTCGATGTTATCTTCCTTGGTGGACGACGCCACATCCGGACGTCCCGCCGTGCAGCGGTAGAACACATGACGCTTCTTGTTCACGTCGCCTTCAAACTCAAAGGCCATCGCGAACTCCGTCCCGGTGGCGTTCGCATCTTCCACCAGCACGCCGTTCGTGTCCTTGATTTGATTTAAGATCTTCTCCGCGAATTCCTCCGGCACCTCCGCAATGGTAACCGATCCGGAATATCCGTTGTTGGCCTCTGCGGACCAGTAGAGCACGTTATCTGCGTAAAAGGTCGCCGTGTCGCCCTCTGCGGAAAGTGACATCTCTTTCGCACCCGGCATGTTGATGACCGTGCCGTAGGTCGGCTTTCCGGTGCTGTCTGTTGCTGTAATCGGCCAGACGTGGACGTTTGAAAGGCCGTAGGTGATTTTATTCGTATCAGCCATTTTTAATCTACCTCCATTTCAAAAGAATAGAGCACCTCGTAGAGCTTCTCGGAATCGATATAGACTTCTGATTTGTTCCAGAAGATTCCGTGCTCTGTTAATGCTCCTTCAACCAGTTGTTCTGTTTTCCTGTCCTTTTTCTCCGTGTATAGTTCGAGAGAAACCTCTGTTACGGATTTCCAGACAATGTTATCTGCTGAAATGTTATTGCTGTTTGGAAACAGATAAGCCAGGAAAGGTGGGGCAGGGCATTCGCCTTCTGCATAGTGGTTATAGGCGATTGGCAGCCCGAGTGACTCGATCATAGCCTTGATATCCATTTACAGATCACTCCTTATTTTTTCTTCAAGAATCTGAGCACCTTTTTCTTCTGCAGGTTTGATGTGAGGAAAGGCCCTCGTTCTTGTTCCGCTTCTTGTCAGATGGCCAAACTCTAAAAGATGCGCCAGTCTGTAGCCGTCCTTGTTCGCATGAACCGTATAGGTGACAGAGGTATCTGTTTCAGCGGTCTTCTTGGATCTCCAGCTTTTTGCATATTTTTCGGTTGCACCAACAGGCGCGTGTTCAGAGATCTCATTTTTTACGTCGTCAGCGGTCTCTTTCACCGCCCGCTTTACGACATCAGCGCTCTTCTTAGCATAAGCGGTTAATTCGCCTTCAATCAGTTTGGAAAGATCTTCAACTTTTGCCATCATCGTGCCTCCTTTACGCAGCGGAATTTCAGTGCTTCACGCTTATTGGACAAATGATCGACGGATACGATGTTATAGATCATATCCTGCCAGACAATCCGGTATGACCCTTCCGTGACAGCAGACGTCTTTTTCGAATATCGGACGGTAAAAGCGCAGTCTGTATGCTCTGTCGTCTGTGCCGCGTTATATCCTTCGCTTCCACCTTCGCTACTTACGGTTGCGTAGCAGGAGAATGCGTCCGACCAGGTATTGAGATGGTTTCCGACTTCATCCGTAGATAGCGTCTGTTTCTGAAAGTGAATTCTCGTATTAAGAAGTGCGATGTTCATTAGAATTCCGCCTTTCTGTCTCCAAACAGGAGGGATCTCAGCGTGATGATAAGGGCATGATGATCTGCTTCCTCCCGATGTTCATAAAGATAGGCCGCCGCATACATCACAGCGACCTTTACATTCTCCTGATTCGGAAGTTCATCAACTCTTAAAACATCGGAGCAGAGTTTTTCTGCAGATCCGATGAGATATTCAATCAAAGCATCGTCGGCATCATCATCTACACGAAGATAATTTTTCATTTCATCAACAGTGATAATCACGCGGATCCCTCCTTAAGATTAGGCGCTCTTTACGCCGAGAATCTGTACCGCTTCCGGAAGCACCAGCTTGCCGTCCACACGCTCCTTTGCCACATAGCCGATCATGCCGTTTCCAGCAAACAGCTCACGAAGCTCCTGCATGGAACGAGTGCCACGGTCGCCGATGTTGTAGTAGGAAAAATCACCAAATGCGATGGCGCTCTTTCCAGCCTCAAGTCCCGGGCAGTAGGCGGAAGTCAGCACGGAGTATCCGCAGAGTCTGTCCGGTTCGCCAGCCTGATAGGACGGCTGCCAGATGTAGGCTCCGTTCGTATCCTTGAGCTTACGCAGCGCTGCAAGGGTAGTATCATTTAAGATGAAGCGGGCGTTCTTTCTGTACGGACGCTTCAGGGAATAGATGAGGGTCAGCACATCATCCGTGCTTATCTTCACATTGTCAAGCGTAACGGCTTTCTCGCCGCCACCAGTCTCTGCGAAGATTCCGAGCGGTTTGCCGGTTCCATCGCCGTTCAGGAACGCATCCTCCTCGGCGTTTCCGATAGCTTTTCCAAACTGGGCGATGATATAGCTTTCCAGATTGAAGGCATTATCGTAGAGCAGTTCCTCAGTGACCTTGATCGCTACATGCAGCTTATGGGCATCGAGCACGATCTGGTCAAAGGTGGCGTCGCCGAACGTCAGGGCACCGCCTTCCTCAATCCATGCTGCAGCAGGCTTGGTTCCAGCAATGTTGATCTTGTGCTCTCCAGAAGTGGTAATTGTGGTCGCAAGTCCACGGAAAATATTCTCTTCGTCGAGCTTGTCAATAAGACGGGAGTCCCATTCCTCTGGAACCAGGTAGCCGCCATTCGCGTCGTTTCCTTCCTCTAAGACATCGGATACCTGATGAAATCCGGTACGCATGGCAGAAAGCATCGCCTTGGCATATGCGTGAGAAGCGCGGCCCTTTTTCTCTGGCTCATCCTTTACACCTGCACCTGGTTTTCCAGTGAGGGGAGAAGCAGTCGGTTTTCCCATCTGCTCCTCGATCACTGCCTGACGGTTCAGGCGCTCGATTTCTTTCGTGTAATCGGTGATTTCCTTTTCCATGCGGTCATAGGTCTGGCCATCTTCTGCAGAAAGAAGTCCATCCGTGTTTCTGTGAGAGTCAAGAAATGCCTTTGCAGCTTCCCAGGCTACAGCTCTTTTGTTCATAAGTTCCTGTAAAGTCATAATGTCTGTCCTCCTTAAATGAACTGTTTCATGAGATCGAGTCTCTTTTCGAGGTCATCGACCCGGTGTAAGTGAGAAGTATCATTTGTCTGCGGAATCTGAGATTCCTTTTCCGCAGGGTGGTGCTTTGCGTAATCGCAGAGTTTTTTGTTGATAGCGGCAGCGATCTGATGGCGGGAGAAGAGCATGCCGGAAGGCAGATCTACATTCTCCGCCGGATTCTCTTCCTGTCCATCAGGGTGATCCTTGCCTTGATCCGGCTCGGGTACCGTTTTGGTATTGTAGAGTTCATCGCGAGAAGTCACGCCATCTGCAAAGTGAAGCTCGACCGCTTTGCCGGCGTCCATCCAGGTCTCCTCATCCATGAGCCTCGAGAGCTTGTTTCTGGAAAGGCCGGTCTTTTCCTGGTAGGCGTTGATGATAGAAGCCTTCACTTCAGAAAGCATTTCGATTGCCTTCTGCATCTCTGCTGTATCACCCATCGCAATAGTTGAAGGGTTATGGATCATGATCATTGAAACAGGGGAGACGAGAACCTCATCGCCTGCCATTGCAATGACCGATGCTGCCGATGCGGCAAGCCCATCAATTTTTACGGTGACCTTTCCTTTGTAGTCACGGAGCATGTTATAGATTTGTGCTGCCGCAAAGCAGTCACCTCCAGGGCTGTTCACCCAGACCGTGATATCACCCGTGCCGCTTTCAAGGTCGGAACGAAAAAGAGCCGGGGTGACATCATCGTCAAACCAGCTCTCTTCAGCAATTGTACCGTTTAAAAACAGCGTCCTTGATTCAGTTACTTCGTTTGGATTGTTTGGAGCGGGTGTTTTGTTTCTTACCCATTTCCAGAACTTCTTCTGTGGATTCATCCGAGTCCTCCTTTTCTTCTGATGTTGTATTCTGCGTGTAGGCGGAGCCTGCATCTTTCAGTTTCACGACATTTCCGTTTAAGATGTGAAGGTTGCCGCCTTCCTCATCCGATAGCAGATCCATGTTTTCAAGCTCCCGGACATCGTTGATGGAGTAGATGCCGTTTTGGATACCAGTCGCATATCCGCTCATCCTGCTTTGGTAGTCACCACGGAGGAGGCC